ATCAGATTGTAAAGGACCAAAGCGTTGGGATCGAAGGTGGCGCTGGGTTGCGCCAGGGCGAGGAACGTCGGCTTGTTTGCGGCTGGAAGCCGCTCAAAGCCAACACGCCAGGTGACAAAGAGCGTAGATGGACTAGAGAGGCCGGTGAAGTAAGCCCCAGTCGTGTTCATCCGTGAGAAATGCGTGGGTGACATCGTACTTGAAATGTACGGCGTGCCAGGAGTTGGAATGGCCTCAACTGCGAGGCCACGCGAAATGAAGGATCCCCACGGAGCATCGGGCGCCGTGCCGGCTGGAAGATTGAAGCCGGAATCAACGCCGCCCGTGAGCTGGTTTTGGCAGAACGCAAAGTTGCGCCCTGTGATGCCCTGGAACGGGTTGTCGTTTTGGAACTTGGCCGTGTTGTAACAGCCGTCCTGCGCTGCCCAGCTGTGACTGCCAGGCATGATCTTCGCCTCGCTAAGCGTGTTAGGAGGCGCGCGAAAGTAGGTGGCGGGCTTAATATTTTCATAAGGCCCACCTCCGCCACTGTTCACAGACTTGGCCGCAGCCATCTCATACGAGTTACCGTACTCATAGACTGTGACAGCACCTTGCTTTGAGATCTGCGCGGTGGTGTTGACAACCTCGAAACCGCTGTAAAGAATGCGGTAGACGCCCAAATCTGTAGCGTCAAAATCGAGGTATTCGTCCAGGTTGATTTGCTGCATCTGGTATCCGCCGGCCGCCACAAAAGGACAGTGGCCAGGCGTGTACGTGAGTGAACCGGCACCGCCGACGTCAGGGACGGAATTGATCAGGAGCCCGTCCATGCGGCCGACGTCAGTGAGGCGGGGTGGTACGACCACTCCGCCGGCACCAACGCCGCCGGTCGCGTCCAGCGCGTGTGGGGCAGCAGTGCCCTGCGTAACACCGGTGGGGTTTGCCGCGAAGGTAACACCATCGGTGAGTGAGGGAGGAGCGAAGTCGACCGGAGAGAGAACGATATGGCAGTTCCACGTGTCGCCGTCGGCCAAGCCTGGCGGCTTGGACACAGTGACTGCCTGTCGGACCTTCACGACGACAGAAGGCTCCGTGCTCACGTCAGGGAAGCCCCGAAGATTGTCAAGCTGCATGTCGTGGAACGGATCCACTGCGAACTTGAGCCAATCACACGCCTCGGGCGTGATGAGACGTTCTTTGCAGAGCCCTTCGAGCGGCTCTCGACTACGGGCTATTTCTGCAAGGCGTTTTGCTTCAGTTGACATTAGACGCTTGAAGACTTTCTTGTTTTGTTTGCTCTTGCGCAGTGTTCTTAACTGCGCGCGTGTACCGTGATTGGTTGCCCCGGCAGAGGCTTGAAAGATAAGAGTCGGGAATCCCCAATACAATTTTAGGGTCACCCGCTTTGCGCCCGCAGGATGAGCGTCTTTCCTCTTCTATGCGGTCCATCACCTACGCAGATGCGTCGGCGACTTCATCGACCGCCACGTTCGAATGGTCGACGTCAGCCGAAGCTCCTGGCTCGGCTTCGACGTCGGCGAGGCGTTCCGCGCCGCTGGCAGCGACAGTGCGGTACGTGCCGGGTGGATCGGCTTGTCTCCTCGCTCCATTCAGCGTAACGTCAGGCAGGGCGAATTGTTTTATGCCCTCCCATGACTTCTCTTTCGATAATCCTGTGCAATAGTTTTCCAGCTCGTTGCCGGTCATACCGAGCTGGAGAGCTATGGCGTCGTGGCAAGCCGCCTCATCAGCCTCAGCATCAACACCTGCGTTACCCCCAATCACCTTGTAATAGAGGTCGCGGTCCGACGCATAAAGCATAGCAAGCTGCTTGTCACCTTCGATCGCCTTCAGCTCAAACCCGTACATCTGCGCAATAGCGCGAAGATAGTCGCGGACCACGGGGGTCCGGCTGTCGACAGTCCAGTAGCCCTGCACCTTCAGGCAATAGCGATCGCGATCGCCATTCAGTGCAATTGTGAGCTTGTCGAGCGCACGAGTAACCTTGCAGAACGAGACGGCACTGCTCTGGGGTGCTGGGTACACGCGGCTGAGATACTCGACAGGCTCCTCGTTCCCGGGGACCGTGCAAGAGTACTCAGTGACGACCTTCATGCCGTCAAGCCGCGATAAATACGCATCAACCAGTGTGCTGGTCTCGTCGGTGACGTACGGGACAGCCGGGTCAAGGCCATCGTCACCGAAATGATTTCCAATGTACCGTAAGGCGAGATTAACGATAAAGCCGTTATCCTCCGGTAGTAGAAACCGCTTGAATTTGTCATCCTCCGTCGCCGCCTTCATCGCGCGGCGAAAGTCCTTCAGAACGTGCAACTCATAGGCATAACCACCGTCAGCGCTCCTCTCAACAGAGCGCGCGATGCCACCACGGTCCGCATGACTCAGGTAGGGAAACAACAGGCAAATGAACACCTTCTGCGCTTGCCGCGACATCGCGACAAAGGTATTCAGCTCAGTCGTCATCCCCGACCCCGAGACGTTCTTCCAGAAGGTACAGAACGATTCCTTCTTGGCGCGCTTCTTCGCGCCTGCCCCCGTCGCGACATCGATGACCGCGTCAATGTTGAACGCGCGGTCGAAGATGTCGAGTGCAAGGTCTCGATCCTGCGGATGGATGAAATATTCAATCAAGCCGCGTGGAAAAGTGTTCGTAAACTTGGAGTGGGTCTCGTCCATCGCCGTGTAATCACCAGCGCAGACACCCGACGCTGCACCCAAACCACGCGACCCGCCTTTCGGGTCGTCTGCATTCGTGGCTTGTGCTGCTTCATGGCCTAAGAGAACAAGGGCCCGAATCGTCTCAGCGATCGTTTCCGGGCTATCCCCAGGGTTGAACCCATCCAACCCGGACAAAATCTCTTTCATGAACTTTCCAAGTCGCCCAGTATCGATACTGAGCATGAACTCCAACTGGGTAATACCCCGCGGCTTCTTAAACTTGTGCATCGCTTCCCATTTAAGGAAACACGCCGCAGCCTCTTCCTCCGTCTCCCCCAGCCTGCCCCACGTTTCCGCACGCGCCCTCTGAGCTGGGCGCGTGCGTACCGCGATGATGTCCTCACGTGAACAAAGCATTAACGAACCCTTCTTGATGCCCGTCTTATTCTCAATCCAACGATAGAACTGAGCGTTGACGAAACGAGCCAAATCAGCATGCTGTTTTGGGGGTTCTGTTTCATTACGCAACCCGACAAGTCGAGTTTCTTTGTACACCTTACCGGCTTCGGCGTCGGTAAGCATCGCTCCCGGATTATTCTCGAGAGTGATGGACGGGGCGGCCAGGACCGCTCTAGCTCCACGCTCAATCTGCCCGGGCAAAGCGGGATCAACCGCTGGCCCTTGAGCGTCACTGGAGTTGGCGTCTGTTAGTGGAAGGCCGTTCTGCTCTGCGAAGTCTCGGACATCGTAGTACACGATGTTCGGCATAGCTCCGTAATCAATCGAGCAACGGCAAAGTTCTGCGAGGCATGCAACAACGCACATGTTGACCTCTGGCCCATACTCCGTCTGCATGGTCATGCGGAGCTGCTTCTGTAATTCAGAAATAGACTGACCGCGTTTCCCGGAGTTTTGGACATAGTTGAAGAACCCCATCAATGTCTCGGTTACTATGACAGCGGAATTGGGACCCGTGTCACTCTTGTACTTCACCGAAAATCGGGGGTGTTTGGGCGTGCCCGTGTTCATGAGCAAAATCGGCCGCGATCCGGCCACTTTAGGGTCTGCGTCGTACTGTACGATGTTGCGCGCAGGCCCCAGCGGCGGGGAGAATTTCGCGATGCCGTGCCCCTTGGTGGCGACCGTCAAGTCGTCGACCAACTGGAACGGAAGGTTAACGGTGTGCAAGGCAACTAGTGCGACGACCTGCTTCAGCAAGGCCGGCTGCGCATGCCGTACGATCTTGTAGACCGTGTAGGCAGACTTGTCCTCATGCTCGATGTACGTCAAGTCATTTGGCCCGAAGTCCCACGGAGTCTGATCCGTGTATTGCGCTGCAGCTACTTCAATCCCG